ACCGGAAACAACGCGCGGCGCTCTTTACTCGTTCGTTTACAACGTTGGTGCTGGAAATTTCAGAACATCGACGCTTCTTCGCAAAATAAACCAGGGCGATATCAAAGGCGCATGTGATCAGCTACGGCGCTGGACATACGCTGGCGGTAAGCAATGGAAAGGGCTGATGACTCGCCGTGAGATTGAGCGTGAAGTCTGTTTGTGGGGGCAACAATGAGTAGAGTAACCGCGATTATCTCCGCTCTGGTTATCTGCATCATCGTCTGCCTGTCATGGGCTGTTAATCATTACCGTGATAACGCCATCGCCTACAAAGAACAGCGTGATAAAAAAGTCAGTGAGCTGAAGCAGGCGACCGCCACCATTACTGACATGCAGCAACGCCAGCGTGCTGCTGATGCACTCGATGCTAAATACACGAAGGAGTTAGCTGATGCGAAAGCTGAAAATGATGCTCTTCGGCGCAAGCTTGATAATGGTGGCAGGGTGCTCGTCAAAGGAAAATGCCCTGTGCCATCCTCAGCCGAAACCTCCGGCGCCTCCGGCGCCTCCGGCATGGGCAATGATGCCACCGTCGAACTCTCTCCAGTTGCTGGACGAAACGTTCTCGGTGTCCGGGACGGAATTATCCGCGACCAAACAGCACTGAGAACGCTTCAGGAATACATCAGGACGCAATGCCTTCGATGATAGCGATAATTTTACTCATCATCCTTCACATCTGGCTCTGTAGACAGGGTGGTGATCACTTCTGGAGTGAATCCAGATTTAACATCTCATTGCTGATGCTTGAAGTTAAGCATATGGCGCGCGGTAAGGGGCTGCGTTGAGATAAGAGCCAGTTCATTACAAAGCCTATCTACGGATGGGCTTGATAATGAAACCAAAATTTATTCTTGGTAACCAGTTACGGCAGTACAGCGAAACAACCCAAGCCAGAAAGCGGGGAAATAACACTGGCAGCCACTGAAAGATGAACCTCCTGCCTTATGGCAAAAAAGATTCTTTGTGGTGGCGGACTGATGGAAAGACATCGGATAGAATCAAGCAGTGGCTAGGGTAGCTCCCGAAAAGCGGAATCGTCACCGCCAGCCACTGAATCTATGACGAACAACTAGACGAGGTTGATATGAGTGAAATTGATAAAATAATAAATGGTACATGTAACTTTCAATCAATACCGCCAGGTAGTTATGTAAAACAATGTAGTGAAATAGTTAATGGTCAGCTTGTAATGTCAAATGCAGGACGCGGAGTTTCTACGGATGAAAAAAAATCAATAAATGAAGCCCTGTTAAGCATCAATGTTTTTGACTTGTTTCGCCCATCTTGGGTTATCTTGCAAAATAGTAGCCAATTCCCACATTATTGATAATTAATTATTAAATTGGTCGCTCAGGCGGCCTTTTTTATTGCCACCACAAAAACATCTTTAACAACCAACAAGGTCATAATTATGAACGACCAGCAAATCGAAAAAGAAATCGTTGAGAAAGGCAAAACGGCACCGCGAGTTACGCCAGACCATATCGAAGGAATTATTGCTCAGGAGGCATATTTCACAGCAGAGGATGGTGCCTTTGGCAAAGCCATAAAAGCGAAACATACTGGCGGAGAGGTAAACTACCAGCCGCACGAATCACTTTCTCTGCTGACGTTCTGCGTCCTGGTGCTGCGCAACGGCTTCACCGTCACCGGAGAGAGTGCCTGTGCAAGTCCGGAAAATTTTGATGCAGAAATTGGTCGGAAGATTGCCCGGCAGAATGCTGTAAACAAAATCTGGATGTTCGAAGGTTACTTGCTGAAGCAGAAGCTAAGCGAACAGTAGTTATTACAAAAGCCATTCCTTACTGAGTGGCTTTGATAATGGCTTATACCCTACACGGGATAACTTAACTGATATCCCTTTTAACGGATAAACGGAGCCAACAATGGCAGAGATTATTCCCATGACTGAAGAACAGAAATTCCAGTTAGAGATTTACAAACTGGTCATGAACCAGAACGCAGCCGCAGAAGAAGCATTTCAATTCATTGGCACTGACGAGCTGAAGCTTGAGCTATTCAAAATTCACTTCCAGTCAGGCGGCGCTAATTCAGATATCACGACCCGCACTATCGAAGCGGTGCGTAAATCGAAGGAAGCGTTAGACCTGTTCACTACCGGAGCATGATGCTCAACCTGAAATAACAAATAAGTGAGATGAATATGGCAGCACCAAAGGGCAACCGATTTTGGGAGGCCCGCAGTAGTCATGGGCGAAATCCTAAATTCGAATCGCCTGAGGCGCTGTGGGCTGCTTGTTGTGAATACTTCGAGTGGGTAGAAGCTAACCCGCTATGGGAGATGAAGGCGTTCTCGTATCAGGGTGAAGTGATACAAGAGCCTATCGCCAAGATGCGAGCGATGACCATTACCGGCCTCACTCTGTTCATTGATGTGACTCTTGAAACATGGCGCACATATCGCCTGCGAGAAGATTTATCTGAAGTCGTTACGCGAGCAGAGCAGGTCATCTACGACCAGAAATTCTCTGGCGCAGCCGCTGACCTTCTCAACGCTAACATTATCGCCCGTGATTTGGGCCTCAAAGAGCAGTCGCAAGTTGAAGACGTGACACCTGATAAGGGAGATCGCGATAAGCGACGCTCTCGTATCAAGGAGCTATTCAACCGTGGAACTGGACGCGATTCTTGATAACCTGAGCGACGAAGAGCAAATAGAATTGCTCGAGCTACTCGAAGAAGAAGAGAACTACCGGAACACACACCTGCTATATGAATTTACGCCATACAGCAAACAGCGTGAGTTCATCGACGCCGGGCATGACTATCCAGAGCGCTGTTTTATGGCTGGTAACCAGCTTGGTAAGTCATTTACTGGTGCTGCTGAAGTCGCGTTTCACCTTACCGGGCGTTATCCGGGAACAAAAGGCTATCCGGCTGATGGTAAATATGGTGGGGAGTGGAAAGGTAAGCGTTTCTATGAGCCTGTTGTCTTCTGGATTGGCGGCGAGACAAACGAGACTGTAACCAAAACGACTCAACGCATCCTGTGTGGTCGTATCGAAGAGAATGATGAGCCAGGCTACGGTTCCATACCTAAAGAAGACATCATTAGCTGGAAGAAGTCTCCTTTCTTTCCGAACCTTGTTGATCATCTTCTGGTTAAGCATCACACGGCTGATGGCGTTGAAGATGGCATTTCAATCTGCTACTTCAAGCCATACTCGCAAGGCCGTGCTCGCTGGCAGGGTGACACAATCCACGGCGTGTGGTTTGACGAAGAGCCACCATACAGCATTTATGGCGAAGGTCTTACCCGTACCAACAAATACGGGCAATTCTCAATTCTGACGTTTACCCCGCTGATGGGGATGTCTGACGTTGTTACCAAGTTCCTGAAGAATCCCAGCAAGTCTCAGAAAGTGGTCAACATGACCATCTATGACGCTGAGCACTACACCGACGAGCAGAAAGAGCAAATCATCGCATCCTATCCTGAGCATGAGAGAGAGGCGCGTGCTCGCGGTATTCCTACGATGGGTAGCGGGCGAATATTCCAGATACCGGAAGAGACGATTAAGTGTCAGCCGTTCGAGTGTCCTGATCACTTCTACGTAATTGGCGGGATGGATTTCGGATGGGATCACCCACAGGCGCAGGTTCAGCTTTGGTGGGATAAGGACGCAGACACAATCTACGTTTCACGCGTGTGGAAGGCGAAAGAAAAAACAGCCGTTCAGGCATGGGGAGCTGTTAAATCATGGGCGCATAAAGTGCCAACAGCATGGCCTCATGACGGAAACCAGCACGAGAAGGGCGGCGGTGAGCAGCTCAAAGGGCAGTATGCAGATGCTGGTTTTATGATGTTGCAGGAGCATGCGACATGGCCTGATGGCGGTAACGCGGTGGAGCCTGGAATCACTGAATTGCGCGACATGATGCTTGATGGTCGCTTCAAAGTATTCAACACCTGTGAGCCATTCTTTGAGGAGTTCCGCCTCTATCACCGCGATGAAAACGGGAAAATCGTCAAGCTTAACGACGACGTGCTATCCGCCGTTCGCTATGCATACATGATGCGCCGCTTCGCAAAAATGATGCGCGACATCAAAAAACCAAAAGAGAAAAAGATACCAGCCCCAATCAGGCCCATCGCACGGTCAACAAGATAGATACTGTTGTTACGGCTTGAGAAATTCAGAGGCAGCGGAATTCAGAGCGTTAATAAATGCTACCTTATGCTTGTATGCATCTAATGCTGTAGCGAATCCGCTTTTTGTGTATTTCTTGCCTTCTACCACAAATTGCCACATGTAGTTATTTGTGTCCTTGCGATAGGAAACTCCTTTGTATCCAGTTGAATTGTCGCAATCCATGCCACGGTTTAGTCCGTTCAACTGCTTATTGGCATCTCTAAGATTACAGATGCGGTTATCAGCACGGTTTCCGTTTATGTGATCTACTGCTTCGGGCCAGTAACCATAGTAGTGCGCAAAACAAATTCTGTGCACGTAGTACAGTTTTTTACCAAGCCTTACATCAAGGTATCCGTTTCCATGCTGGCACCCAACTGGCTTGCCGTTAAGGTCTGTCCTCCTTGTGCGATTAGCCGCGTACAAAATTCCGGTTTCAGCATCGTATGTGAAATTTTTCCTTATATCTTCTATAGATGGATGGCTCACAATAGAATCTCCTGTTGAAGTTGTCCCATTGATTTTATCACGGTAAAGTTATGACTGACAACGCAGAGCGATTAAATAAGATACTGCAAGCATTCGATGTTGATTGGATGTCTTCCGACGAGGCGAGAACAGAAGCTTCTAACGATTTATACTTCAGTCGCATAAGCCAATGGGATGACTGGCTATCAAACTACACCACCCTGCAATATCGCGGACAATTCGATGTTGTTCGCCCGGTGGTCAGGAAACTGGTCGCAGAGATGCGCCGGAACCCTATCGACGTTCTCTTCCGACCAAAAGACGGTGCTAATCCTGATGCTGCCGATGTGTTGATGGGAATGTATCGTACTGATATGCGCCATAATACGGCAAAAATTGCCGTTAACGTTGGCGTTCGTGAGCAGATAGAGTCAGGCGTTGGTGCATGGCGTCTGGTCACGCAGTACGAAGACAACGACCCAACAAGCAACAATCAGGTAATCCGACGCCTGCCAATCCATGAAGCTTGCTCACACGTTATATGGGACGCCAACAGCAAGCAGATGGATAAGAGCGACGCTAAGCATTGCACGGTGATTAACGCCTTGTCGCGCAATGGCTGGAAAGAGTTCGCAGAGGATTACGGTATTGACCCGGATACCTTGCCATCTTTCCAGAATCCTAACGATACATGGCTATTCCCGTGGGTGTCGAATGATGTCGTCTACGTCGCTGAGTATTACGAGGTAGAAGAGAAGAAGGAGAAGGTCTTCATCTACCGCGACCCGCTGACAGGTGAGCCGGTCAGCTATTACCAGCAGGATATCAAAGACGTCATCGACGACCTGGCTAATCGTGGATTCATTAAGGTAGCAGAGCGCAAGGTGAAGCGTCGGCGTGTGTATAAGTCGATCATCACCTGCACGCAGATACTGAAAGACCGCGAGAAGATAGCCGGAGAGCATATTCCAATCGTTCCAGTGTATGGCGAATGGTCATTCGCTGGTGACAAGGAGTGCTACGAAGGAGTGGTAAGGCTGACGAAAGACGGTCAGCGCCTTCGTAACATGATCATGTCGTTCAACGCCGATATTGTTGCTCGTTCACCGAAGAAGAAACCGACCTTCTTCCCTGAGCAAATCGAAGGCTACGAATACATGTACGGTGGAAATGATGACTATCCGTACTATCTGCAGAACAGGACCGATGAAAACGGTAACGACCTGCCGATTGGTCCAATCTCCTACATGGAAAACCCTGAAGTGCCGCAAGCCAACGCTTACATGCTTGAGGCTGCCACCAACGCAGTGAAAGAGGTGGCTAGTCTTGGCGTGGATGCGCAGGCGGCAAACTCTCAGGTCGCTTTCGATACCGTCAATCAACTGAACATGCGGGCAGATCTTGAGACATACGTGTTTCAGGATAACCTGGCTACCGCAATGCGACGTGATGGCGAGATTTATGCCTCAATGGTCAACGATATTTATGACGTTCCTCGTCATGTAACGCTGACACTTGAAGATGGAAGCGAGAAAGACGTTCAACTCTATGCGCAAGTTGTCGATTACCAGTCCGGCAATGTGGTCACACTCAACGACATTCGCGGTCGCTATGAGTGCTATACAGACGTTGGACCATCCTTCCAGAGTATGAAGGAACAGAATCGCGCAGAGATTCAGGAGTTGCTAACAAAGGTTCCGCAAGGTACTCCAGAGTTCCAGATGCTGATGCTGCAATACTTCACGCTGCTTGACGGTAAAGGCGTCGAGATGATGCGAGAGTACGCGAACAAGCAACTGGTGATGATGGGGCTGAAGAAACCAGAAACACCTGAAGAGATGGAGATGGTACAGCAGGCTCAACAGCAGCCGCAGCAGCCATCAGCAGAGCAAATTCAGGCGCAGGGTATCCTTCTGCAAGGTCAGGCTGAATTGCTCAAGGCAGAGAACCAACAGGCGCAGATTCAGGTTGAAGCCGCCAAGGTTGAAGCTCAAAACCAACTCAACGCCGCGAAGATTGCAGAAATCTTCAACAATATGGACCTCGACAAGCAGGCAGAACTGCGTGAGTACCTCAAGCTCGTAGGTCAATTCCAGCAACAGCGCAGCAAAGATGCTCGTGCTAACGCTGAGCTGCTTCTTAAAGATGCAGACCAGACTCATTCACAACGCATGGATTTCGCGAATCTTATGCGTCAAGTTCAAATCCCCTCCGGCGGAGTAGCCGAGACACCTCAATAAGAGAGAGTTAATCATGGACCAAACCACCGACATTCAGGCTTCTGAAGAATTAACCCTGCCCGGCAATCATGCAGCGGCATCTGCTGATGGCTTAGTTGTCGATAATGCCAACGACAACGCAGGTCAGGAAGAAGGCTTCGAGATTGTCCTGAAAGACGATGAGAAACCAAAACAAGACCCGGCAACTAATGCTGAATTTGCCCGTCGCCGCATCGAACGCAAACGCCAGCGTGAGCTTGAGCAGCAGATGGAAGCAGTTAAGCGTGGAGAGTTGCCGGAGCACCTGCGGGTGAGCCCTGAGTTACCAAAACAACCAGACCCTAACGATTATCTTTCCGAAGACGCACTGGCTAAGTACGACTATGACCAGAGCCGCGCACTGGCTGCCTTCCAGCAGGCAAACAGTGAATGGCAGATCAAGGCTATGGATGCACGAAGCCAGGCTGTCGCCGAGCAGGGTCGAAAAACTCAGGAGTTCACCCAGCAATCAGCGCAATACGTCGAGGCAGCCCGTAAGCACTACGACGCAGCGGAAAAGCTCAATATCCCTGACTATCAGGAGAAAGAGGATGCATTCATGCAACTGGTGCCGCCAGCAGTCGGTGCCGACATCATGCGCCTCTTCCCGGAGAAATCCGCCGCTCTCATGTATCACCTTGGTGCTAATCCTGAGAAAACACGCCAGTTGCTGGCGATGGACGGGCAATCCGCGCTGATTGAACTCACTCGACTGTCAGAACGTTTAACTCTCAAGCCTCGAGCCAAGCCTGTTTCAGAAGCCCCGTTACCTGATGAACCCATTCAGGGACACGCTGTTGCTGCAAATATATCTGCGATTGAAAAGCAGATGGAAGCGGCAGCAAACAAAGGGGATGTAGAGACATACCGCAAGCTTAAGGCGCAACTGAATAAAGGAATTCGATAATTATTTCGATATCGTGATGTTGTTTTCCTCGTCAAACTTTCTGATTACTTCTTTCGCCTCTTCGAATGAAGAACATACTTTTTGCACTCTTGCATTAAGCAGTCGCTTATGAGCGATCCATCTTTTCCGCGTGTTGCAAAAGTAAACTCCAGATATTCCGCTGGAGTTATTTTTAGATAGTTTGATTCTATTCCTTTGGTTTGCTGATTTTTTCACAAGACGAAGATTTTCAATTCTGTTGTCGTGGCGAATCCCATTTATATGGTCAATTTCCATGCCTTCTGGAATATCTCCGTTAAACATCACCCATACGATGCGGTGTGCTAGCCACTTAATGCCGTTAATTCTTATGCGGATATATCCATTGCTTTCTAAAAGACCAGCAACTTTCCCAGCGTGTTTTGCATTCCAAACGTTGTGATAGTTGCGATTCTTTTTGTTGTTGAAAAATTCAGAGCTTCTGGCTTTCCAAACCAAAGAGCCATCGCGGTATTCGAAGTATTCATTCAGTTCCATGCTCATAACCCTAATGCGCTATATGTTGATATAACAATAGTATAGCACATAAAGAAAGTAAGGTATTCAATATATGACTCTCAAAGAAGGGCAGTTAGTTACTTACGCTATCGATGAAATCATCGAAACCGTCCAGAACCTGACGCCAATGGCGTCCAAAGTGACAAAATACACCCCTCCGGCAGAATCCATGCAGCGTTCAAGCAACACCGTGTGGATGCCTGTTGAGCAGGAAGCGCCAACCCAGACTGGCTGGGATTTAACTGGCAACGCAACCGGGATTCTGGAACTCTCCGTGAAGTGCAACATGGGCGATCCGGATAACGATTTCTTCGAGCTTCGTGCAGATGACCTGCGTGATGAGCGTTCTTACCGTCGCCGCATCCAGGCATCCGCCAAAAAACTGGCGAATAACATTGAGTCAGCGATTGCCAAACAGGCAACCGAAATGGGCTCACTTGTTGTTCACGATACCCGCGCAATTGGTCCATCTACTGGCCTGTCTGGCTGGGATTTTGTGTCTGATGCAGAGCGCCTGATGTTCTCCCGTGAGCTAAACCGCGATATGGGCATCAGTTACTTCCTGAACCCTGACGATTACCGCAAAGCAGGCCGCAACCTGGTAGATGGTGACATCTTTGGGCGCGTTCCTGAAGAAGCGTATCGCAACGGTACTATTCAGCGTCAGATTGCTGGCTTTGATGAAATTCTTCGCTCACCGAAACTTCCGGCAGTTACCAAGTCAACCGCTACTGGTGTAACTGTGTCTGGAGCGCAGAAGTTTAAGCCGCAGGCATACACCCTTGATACCGATGGTAACAAAGAGAACGTCGACAACCGTGTTGCAACGGTGACCGTATCCTCCACCACCGGATTTAAGCGCGGCGACAAAATCAGCTTCACTGGTGTGAAATTCCTGTCTCAGATGGCGAAGAACGTGCTGACTGATGATGCGACTTTCTCAATCACCCGTGTGATCGATGGTACTCACATCGAAATCACGCCGAAGCCGATTGCACTGGATGACGCGTCACTGACAAAAGAAGAGAAGGCTTACGCTAACGTAAACACCTCTCTTGCTGATACCACTCCGGTAAACGTTCTGAACGTGGCAACAACCACCGCTAACGTGTTCTGGGCTGATGACTCAATCCGTCTGCTGTCTCAGCCGATCCCGGTAACCCATGAACTGTTTGCTGGCATGAAAACGTCTTCCTTCAGCATTCCTGGTATTGGTGTTAACGGCATCTTCGCAACGCAGGGTGATATCAACACTCTGTCTGGTAAGTGCCGTATTGCTGTGTGGTATTCAGCATGTGCTGTACGACCAGAGGCAATTGGTGTTGGTCTGCCTAACCAGACCGCGTGATAACCAGAGGGAGCTTCGGCTCCCTTTTTTATCTGGAGACAAGCATGACACACATGATCTTTCGCCATGGCAACATGAAGAAGTGGAAAGGCGTTGGATACGACTTTGAAATCGTGAAAGCCGAAGAGCTTCAGGAATATCTGGATGCTGGCTGGTTTGCACATCCTGATGATCTTCTGAAGGATGTTGCAGAGTCAGAGCCAGAGCCAGAGCAAGAAGAAAAACAGCGTAAAAAGCCTGGTCGAAAACCTAAGGCGGCAGCAGATGAACCTGACAACGAAGGGTGATTTAGTTCTTGCGGCATTACGTAAGCTCGGTGTGGCATCAAATGCCACGTTAACCGATGTAGAACCGCAGTCTATGGAAGACGGCGTCAACGACCTTGAAATGATGATGGCTGAATGGCTTGGCGGTGATGTGTCACCTGGTATCAACGTTGGCTACATTTTCGCTGATGCAGATGTCGCTCCAGAACCGGGCGATGAGCACGGTTTATCAAATAACGCTATCAATGCCGTCATTTTCAACCTTGCCTGCCGCATTGCTCCAGATTATGCGCTGGAAGCGCCAGCAAAACTTATAACCACTGCCAGATACGGGAAAGAGCGACTCGTCAAACTGTCTGCAATGGACAGAGCAAAAGCCGCTAAATGTAAGTCCGGTTATCCAAACCGTATGCCTGTTGGTAGCGGTAACCAGTTGGCGAAGTGGAATGGTTGGAATTACTTCCACCGGAAGGAACCTTGCGATAACGGGGGCGAATAAATGCCGATTCAGCAACTTCCGCTTATGAAAGGTGTCGGCAAAGATTTCCGAAACGCCGACTACATCGACTATCTGCCAGTGAATATGCTGGCTACACCCAAAGAAATCCTTAACAGCAGCGGATATCTTCGCTCATTCCCGGGCATTGCCAAACGTTCTGATGTGAACGGTATATCGCGCGGCGTCGAGTACAACATGGCGCAGAGTGCTGTATATCGCGTGTGTGGGGGCAAGCTGTATAAGGGCGAAAGCGAAGTCGGTGATGTTGCCGGAAGTGGTCGTGTATCAATGGCGCATGGTCGGACATCTCAGGCTGTAGGCGTTAATGGTCAACTGGTAGAGTATCGCTATGATGGCACGGTTAAAACCGTCTCAAACTGGCCTGCAGATAGCGGATTCACTCAGTATGAGTTAGGTTCGGTTCGTGACATTACGCGCTTGCGTGGGCGTTATGCGTGGTCAAAAGACGGCACTGATTCATGGTTTATCACTGACCTTGAAGACGAATCGCACCCTGACCGATACAGCGCACAATATCGTGCAGAGTCTCAGCCTGACGGCATCATCGGCATCGGAACATGGCGAGACTTCATCGTCTGCTTTGGTTCATCGACGATTGAATATTTCTCCCTGACGGGGGCAACCACCGCTGGTGCCGCTTTGTATGTCGCACAGCCATCATTGATGGTGCAGAAAGGTATTGCCGGAACTTACTGCAAAACGCCGTTTGCTGATTCTTATGCGTTCATCAGCAATCCGGCAACAGGTGCGCCGTCTGTATACATCATCGGCTCCGGTCAGGTATCACCAATCGCCAGCGCGAGCATTGAGAAAATTCTCCGCTCCTACACTGCTGATGAACTGGCTGATGGTGTGATGGAATCGCTGCGGTTTGATGCGCATGAGTTGCTGATTATCCATCTTCCGCGCCATGTACTCGTGTACGACGCATCTTCAAGTACCAATGGTCCGCAATGGTGTGCGCTGAAAACTGGACTGTATGACGATGTGTACCGCGCTATCGACTTTATTTACGAAGGCAATCAGATAACGTGCGGCGATAAGCTGGAGTCCGTGACCGGCAAATTGCAGTTCGATATCAGCAGCCAGTATGGACTACAGCAAGAACACCTGTTGTTTACACCACTCTTCAAAGCTGAGAACGCCAGATGTTTTGATCTGGAAGTTGAATCATCGACTGGTGTCGCTCAGTACGCTGACCGCCTGTTCCTCTCTGCAACCACTGACGGCATCAATTACGGTCGTGAGCAGATGATTGAGCAGAATGAACCGTTCGTTTACGACAAGCGCGTTTTGTGGAAGCGAGTTGGGCGCATCAGGAAAAATGTCGGCTTCAAATTGCGTGTTATCACGAAGTCACCTGTCACTCTGTCTGGCTGCCAGATAAGGATTGAGTAATGGCTGATTCGAATCTCAATACACCTGTTATTGTTCAGGCGACGCAGCTCGATACATCAATCCTTCCACGCAATATCTTCTCGCAGTCATATCTGCTTTACGTTATCGCACAGGGTACTGATGTTGGTAACGTGGCGAACAAGGCCAACGAGGCCGGACAGGGCGCTTATGACGCACAAGTCAGGAACGATGAGCAGGATGTGATTCTGGTCGATCACGAAGAAAGAATTCGTCAGCTCCGCATTGAAGTAGATGACCATGAAATCCGTATTGCTGCGAATACTGCGGCAATTGCAGAGCTGGATGTCAGACTAACCACGGCTGAAGGAGAAATAGTCACTTTACAGGCTGACGTCAGCGCTCTTGATGGCCGGGTTACGACTGCTGAGAGCAACATTTCTGCATTACAGGACGACTATGTATCGAAAACAGCCACTGCAACACAATCGCTGGCATCTCCCCTCAATGTAACAACATCCTATTCGGTCGGCGGCACCAAGGTTATTGGTGCTCGTCAGACAGGGTGGACAGCAGCCACAGGTACGCCACTTCTTGGCTCATTCAACGCTAACCAGTCATACACTGTCGGCACTACGTACACACAATCCGAAGTCGCATCTCTCGCTACAGGTTTGCAGCAGGCGCGGCAGCGTATTCTGGCGCTTGAAACGGCACTTAGATTACATGGGCTGATTGACTGATGATTACATTCAAACCAACGCGAAACATTGACCTGATCGAAGCAGTCGGAAATCACCCTGACATTATCGCCGGGAGCAACAACGGTGATGGATACGACTACAAACCTGATTGCCGTTACTTTGAGGTGAACGTGCACGGGCAGTTCGGCGGAATTGTTTACTATCAGGAGATTCAGCCTTTGACCTTTGATTGCCACGCCATGTACCTGCCAGAGATTCGCGGATTCAGCAAGGAAATCGGGATGGCGTTCTGGCGATACATTCTGACTAACACCACCGTTCAGTGCGTCACATCGTTCGCTGCACGCAAATTCCGCCACGGGCAGATGTACTGCGCAATGATTGGCCTTAAGCGTGTAGGAACCATCAAGAAATACTTTAAAGGCGTGGATGACGTGACTTTTTACAGCGCCACACGCGAAGAACTAATCGACTTCCTGAATCACGGGAGATAGCCATGTTATATGCATTTAAGCTGGGCAGAAAACTGCGCGGCGAGGAACCTTATTGCCCTGAAAAGGGTGGGAAAGGTGGCAGTTCTGATAAAAGCGCAAAGTATGCCGCAGAAGCTCAGAAGTATGCAGCAGACCTGCAAAATCAGCAGTTCAACACCATCATGAACAACCTGAAGCCGTTTACTCCTCTGGCTGATAAGTATGTCGGAAGCCTCGAAAACTTATCGTCTCTGGAGGGGCAAGGTCAGGCGCTTAACCAGTATTACAACTCTCAGCAGTACAAAGATCTTGCTGGTCAGGCTCGCTATCAGAGTCTGGCGGCAGCGGAAGCAACAGGTGGATTGGGTTCCACCGCAACCAGTAATCAGTTAGCAACAATCGCACCAACGCTTGGTCAGCAATGGCTATCTGGTCAGATGAACAACTACCAGAATCTGGCAAATATTGGTCTTGGCGCACTGCAAGGTCAGGCAAACGCCGGGCAGACATATGCCAACAACATGAGTCAGATTTCGCAGCAAAGTGCGGCTCTTGCAGCGGCAAATGCCAACAGACCATCAGCAATGCAATCTGCTATTGGCGGAGGTGCGTCTGGTGCTATTGCTGGGGCCGGACTTGCGAAATTAATTGGTTCATCAACTCCGTGGGGGGCTGCGATCGGCGGCGGTCTTGGTCTGCTTGGCTCGTTGTTTTAAGGAGTAATCAATGGCTACGTGGCAACAGGGTATTAATTCTGGTGGTTTTCTGGCTGGCATCGGTACGCAAAATGAGAATGCGCCAAAGGCAAGCGACATTAACGCAACGCTTGGTCTGATCCGCGAAAACAATGAACTGGCTCGCTCAGGTGCAAATAACGTTGGTCTGACCGCGTTACGTGGTCTGGCTGGAGTTGCTGATATTTACAATCAGGAACAGCAACAGAAAGCGATTAGTGCGTTCAATAAGGTTCACGCTGATGCATGGGCTTCTGGTGATCCATCGGGACTATTTAAGTTTGCCCAGGAAAATCCAGCGTTTGTTGCACAGGCACAACAGGCGTTTTCCGGTCTTAATGATCAGCAACGCAACGATATGGGCGATTTAGCCATAAGGGCTAACGTCGCTCTTTCTCAGGGACCGGAAGCCTACAGTAAATTCATTACTGACAACAAGGACAGGTTAAATCGCGTGGGGGCGAATGCTGACTGGATGATTCAGACAGGTATCCATAATCCAGAGCAGCTATCACACATGTTGACTACTATGTCTCTCGGTGCGCTTGGACCAGAAAAGGCGTTTGCTGTTCAGGACAAGATGGCTGGTCGTGAAATTGACCGAGGCAAACTTGCAGAGACAATCCGCAGCAATCAGGCTGGAGAAGCACTTCAGGCGAGAGGGCAAAACCTTTCCTATCAGTCAGCAATGACTGGACACAATATCGCAGCACAACGCTTGGCTCTGGATCAGCAAGAGTTCGGGTTTAAGATGCAGCAAGCACAGGAAAAGGCTCAGCAGTTGATTAGCGAAGCACCTAAGCTGTCAGTAAACATGGAAAAAGGCATCGAGACGGCTGTAAACAATGCTACAGCATCATCAAACTCAGCCAATTCCATGAGTGCGCTTGCTCAACAGTTCAGAGCAGAAAAACCAACGACAGGTTTGTTCGGTAACGCACAGAACATGTTCGCAAAACTTACCGGAAGCGATACAACATTGCGTGATTTGCGCATCCGCCAAAATGCCCTTGTTAACAGTCAGGTTCTTAAATTCCTACCTCCCGGCCCCGCAACGGATAAAGACGTTGAGATCGTTCGGCAGGGTGCACCAACTGACATGGATAACCCTGAGACGGTCGCAAGATGGCTTGATGCGATGGCAAACCTTGAGCGACGAAACGCGCAGTTTAATGAGTTTAAAGCCGAGTGGATGAGCGCGAATGGCAATCCAGGACAATCGCGTAATGGCGGTCAGATATTGGGGTTGGATGTTAAAAAAGGTGAATCATTGGGGAGTGCCGTTAAGCGGTATATGTCAATGAATACTGACGCAGCGCCAGCACAAGATTCGACACCTTCAGGAGAACCACGGAATCAGGTTGGGTCATATACCTCAAAATCAGGCATTCAATTTACGGTGGAATGATGAAAGTAACTGCAAACGGTAAGACATTTACCTTTCCTGATGGTACGAGCACCGAAGATATTGGCACCGCCATTGATGAGTATTTTGCTGGTCAGGCTGTTCAGCAACAAACAGTTAATCAGGCCAATAATGCACCAACACGGGAAGAACCATCATTGATGCAACAAGCTGGTGATTGGCTCACAGGTGGTAAAAGTGCAGGGCAAATTGCAGAACAGGCTGGTCGTGGTCTGGTAAACATACCATTTGACGTATTGCAGGGTGGCGCAAGTCTGATTAATGCAATCAGCCAGGGGCTTGGCGGCCCCAAGGTTTTGGATGATGTTTATCGCCCTGTCGAGCGACCGACAGACCCTTATGCGCAAGCTGGAGAAACAATTGGCGGGTATTTAGTTCCAGGAGTTGGAACGGCAGGAAGCATGGCTATTGGATCACTGGCAGAGGCCGCAAATCAGAAAGGCGATTTCGCACAAAATGCAGCTAAAAATGCCGGAGTTAACCTTGCCGCTCAGGGTGTTCTTTCCGCAGCAGCAAAGGGAATAGGGCGTGGAATAACGGCTATAAAAGGTGATATTGCGCCAGAAGTGGCGAAGAAAATTGCCACATCAGAATCGATGGGCGTGACACCAATGACATCTGATGTTATCCCGCCGAAAAATGCTTTCACTCGCGGACTTACTCAGGATGCTGAGGGGGCTTTGCTCGGGACAGGCTCAAAGCGAGCTGAGCAATATGCAACGCGTAGTAAGCTGGTAAGCAATTATTTTGACCGTTTTGGTGAGTACAACCCTGATGATGTGGTGAAATCTCTTACCACCACGTTAAGGGGGCGGAAGGATGCCGCTGGCGCTGTTATCAATGACGTCACCAATAAAATGGGTAATGCCGCAGTTGATACCACAAATACCATGAATGCTCTGAATACAGCGATCGCAAGACAGGAACGGCTTGGGACGTCTGCCAATCAAAGCCTGCTTACATCCTTGCGTAACCTACGTGAAGAATTAGCAAACCCTGCAACTGATTTGGATGTTACGTTTGATCTCTTGCGTCAGCACAGAACAGCATTTAGATCTAATGTTCAGGGAGATGCTATGGTCTTCCCCAACCAGGCAAAAGCAGCTACCAATATGGTAGAGAATGCAATGTCAAAAGACCTTCGTAACGCAGTTGCTAAAAACCTCGGTGCATCAGACGCAGCAAAATACCTTAAAGCAAATTCCGATTATGCAAACGTTTATAATAAGGTGCTTAATAAAAACATTGCCAACAAGCTCAACAAGGCAAGCAGTGAAGCCAGTCCTGAACTTATAAATACCGTTGTATTAAGCAGAAAACCATCTGACGTGAAACGAATCTGGAGCGCACTGGATGATAAAGGGAAAGATGCTATGCGTGCAGCTTACGTCAGCAAAATAGCGGAAAAGGCCGGTGACTCTCCAGCCAAGTTCATCACTGAAGTTAATAAGCTGAAATCTCAGTCAGGTGGTGAAATTTACAACACTATTTTTTCTGGAAAGCACATGAAAGAGCTTGATGCTCTTCATGAAGTTCTACAGCAAACAGCAAGGTCAGACACCGCAAATGTAGTAACTCAGACGGGGCAATCGCAAGCCAACAGGATAAGGACGATTGGCGCAACTGCGACTCTTGGCGTATCAATGGGGCTTGAGGCTGGTTTCGGTGCAATGATGCGCTTGTATGAGTCCAAAGCAGCAAGGAATGCGCTCTTACGTCTGGCAAACACCAAAGCAGGAACGCCAGCCTATGAAAGAGCATTAAGTAACGCTGCAAATGCCATCAGACCGCTGCTTGCCACTGAGGCAACACAGCAGTGACTAAATGCCATGGATGGTTATTTCCTTAGCACATGAAACAATGTTTGCTTTAATTCCACCCATACAATTATGACCACTATAGACAGACAAAAGAAACTGAATGCATTGGCATCACGATCGAAACCTTCTCCGGCACTAAATCCGTAAAAGGTCATAAAAAATATAAAAATTGCGCACTTTGCAACGTTTACAAATTTTTTCTTCACACCAACCTCCTTAGTTTTGAGCAGGATACCATGAAAAAAGTAAACATCTTTTGCCTACTTCACATTTGAATGGTTTGTCATTAGGATGTTTCCGGTTTTTTAAATATGGAAATTGATATGAAGAGGATTATTGGCGTCGTTGCTGGCGCTATGATGTTATCTGGGTGCGCAACTATTGTTGGTGATGAAACGCAACTTGTGCAAGTGAACAGCAATCCTTCTGGCGCGAGCTTTAAGGTAAAAGATGAGTCAGGTGTGATTGTTGCGCAAGGTAGGACCCCACAAGGTGTAACGCTCGCCAAGTCAGATGGTAGCTATTTTGGCAAAAAGAACTACCAGATCACTATGGAGAAGGATGGGTATGAACCAGTTACCCTGCCAATCAAAGCCAATGCTAATGGTTGGTATATTGGTGGAAACCTTGTGTTTGGTGGGTTAATTGGTTGGCTTGCTGTTGATCCATTTAATGGTGGGATGTATACCTTGAAGCCAAAAGAGGCAAACGCATCCCTTATACCGTCCACAAAGCAAGATTAAGAAATGAAACCCACCGTCAGGTGGGTTTTTTATAAGGAGTAATCATGACCATAGAAGAACGTTTGAACAACATTGAGTTGAATCAAACCCTGCTTGACCAGCGACTTTCAGATCTTGAGCTTAAAGATCTAGATGCGCAAATATCAGAAGCAGAAGCCAAGCTATCCAGCTTAAACCACCGCAAGAAGCAAATCCGCAACAGAATTACTCAGGGACGCGGAAGCCGTTGAAATCCTAGTCTATTTTTTCTCAGAGCTCATATTGTAATAGGTGGTATAAATAGAGATTGATTTCTGACATGCTTCAAGAAATTGCTGCGGAGTCATCCCGAGCCTTGCTTGCTCTGTAGTAAGGAATCTCTGTAAGAATTCATTCCCACCTGGCATGTTTGTAGATTCTTGGAATATTGCCATTTGTTTGATTGCACCACACATACCAGCCATTTTAGAAGCTATCATGAGGCCTTGTATTTCATCAAAACTGCTATCGTCTGATTTTGTTTCTGCGTTAGCTATGCTCGAGAGACACAGGAGCAATAGGATAGCGATACGTTTCATTTTTCACCATTGCCATGCATACATTTTAACTTCTCAACATCATGCTCAAGCTCTATCAGTCGCGATGCTATAGTTGCAAGATCTAGTGCTTGAATGTGTTTGTTTTTTTCGGTCCATGCTTCAAGTGCTGCGACCATCTCAGCATTTAATGAACGAGAATTAGCCTCAGCCAGTTCAATAAGACGTTCCTTTATCTCTACAGGAAGCCTCAGATTCACTTGAGGGTTTTTGTACTTACGATCAGACATCGGCGCATCCTGAATAATTTTTTACCACAGGATATGTAGGTATCTATTGACTATCAATGCGTACCTAAATACTATGTATGCGTACCACATACAACGGAGGATGCAATGAAGGTAAAAACACTGCGTATGCCAGAGAAGTTAGAAAAAATCCTTGAAGAGAAAGCAAAGGAAGAGTGTCGCTCATTTAGTGCAGAAGTAATTAAACGGGTGATGGACAGCCTGAAGAGAGAGGGGATAACGGTATGAGTAAAGAATGTTGTTTCTGCGGCATTAGCGAATCAGACGCTGATCAAACATACATTTACTCTAAAGAAACAGGTCGGATGCTGTGTAGTGACTGCGTGTTGGACATCATAAGATACAAGCATCTTGGATGTTCTGCCAGCATTAGCAATATAGGTGAAGTATATGAAGGGAAAGATATAACTGATAGAGCAGAAAGTTGAAGCCCCAACTGCGGTAACAGTCAGGGCTTCGGTATCGTAAAACCACGCATAGGAATTAACGACATGAAAAGTATAGCAACAGCAGTATCTACTATCAATGTACCATTCCACGGCGCAGAGCTTTATGTTGTCAATCACAACGGTGAGCCGTACACCCCAATGAAACCTATCGTTGAGGGAATGGGTATGGATTGGGCTTCACAGTTTACAAAGTTAAAACAAAGATTTGCTAAAGGTATTGTGGAAATCGCAATACCTTCAGTTGGCGGTGTGCAGAACATGATTTGCCTTGCTTTACGTAAACTTAATGGCTGGTTGCAAACCATCAGTCCTAACAAAGTCCGCCCTGAAATCCGCGACAATGTAATCCAGTATCAAGAAGAGTGTGACGATGTGCTCTACGAGTACTGGACTAAAGGCCATGTAGTTAACCCACGCAAAGCTAAAAAGGCGTTGCCGGGTAAAATCACCACTGAGCAGCAGGAAGCCATTAAACAACTCGTCATGAGTCGCGGTCAGTCTCTGCCAAAAGAAAAACAGGCTAAGGCGATGATCACCATGTGGTCGTCACTGAAATCCCATTTTGGATGTTCGTACAAAGAAATCAGTGAGGAGCAGTTTACCGAAGCACTATCACTTGCAGCTCGAGTTCCACTTGAAGGTGAGTTCATCGGCAAACAAGAGAAGAAAACCAACGAGCTTTCTGCAAAAGAAGCAAACAGCCTTGTATGGCTATGGGATTATGCTAACCGTTCACAGGCATTATTCCGCGAACTGTATCCGGCATTAAAACAAATTCAATCGAACTATTCTGTCACGAACGGTGCAATAGTGATCCACACCCAACGCCTGAAAT